TTTTTGAGATTTGTTTCTCCTAAAGACAATGGAGAATTAATATCCTAATCAGATAGATTTACATAATGTAAAATTTCATCTTCCGCAATTCCTCTATTATATAAAATTTGTTGAATTGCTGAGAAATTTTTATTTGGTTTGTTTATTAATTGATATTTCATATATTTTTTCTTCCTTTAACTTTATAATATTTCTATTCATATTATAACAAAAAAAGAAAGAGTTGTCAAGTCAACTCTTTCTAATACATTCGTCAAAAGCTTTAAAATTATCAGAATTTAATCCTCCAGGGACGGCATATACAATATTTTTGATTTTACTTTCTCTAAAAATAAAATCAAATAATCTTGCAACAGTTCTTGGGTTTTGTCCAAATACTCCACATCCCCAAGCTCCAAGAATAAGAACATCAACTGCTTCAAGTTCTGCAATATCTTTAATAAATTGAATACGTTGAGCTAATACAAGAGTGTTTTCAACTTGAGAAACATTCCATTTACGGGCGGCGGTCCAATTTGGAGAGGCACAAGTAATTATATCTGCTTTAACTATATGATCTCCTTTGTTAAAAATTACATTTGGAGAATATAAGGCTCTATCAGTATAAAGATTTTTATTTGGTTTAGAATTATTTTCTTTATAATATGATGTAAAGTTTCTTAAAATATTATAAAGATTAGATTCATGACATAAACATTCTTCTTGAGCATTACTACCATCAATAAATTTTCCACCAGGATTTCTATATGATGCAAAGTTGAGAGCAGCAACTTTGACTTCTTCATTATCTTCTCCTAAAACTTCTCGAACATGAAAAATCGCATCAACAGCACCCGTATCAAGTAATTGCGAATAAGGAACTGGATTAAACCCATTTTCAGTCCAGTCATTTTTATTTAATGGACCAGTATAAATATTTGTATCAGCGACAGCCGCCGCAGTTTCATTAGCAAAATTCTCATCCATGTATTTAATTTGTTTTTGTGCTTTTATTTTATTATCTTCTTTATATTTCCATGGATTTGCGTTCATTTTTATTACCTTTCTTTTAAAATGTGATTATTATAAACCAAGTTACAACAATTTGAATAAAATGAATAATTTGGTCTTGAATTAAATTAATTTTTAATTTATTTGCTTTTAAATTATCTACAAACATATGAATAATTACATTTATAATAAATAATAATATATTCCATATAAATAAATGCGTATAAAAACTATAAATTAAAATGGGTAGTTGAATCATAAAGGACCAACTAAAACTATGACAAAATAAAGCCATTAAATAATCATTTTTATATAATTTATTTGGAGCATTTTTTATCCACCAAGATTTTTGTTTAGCAGAAGCTAGCCATCCTTGTAAATAGTAATCATCAATAATATGACAAAAAATCATTGATATTAAAATAAAAATTTTTATATTCATTCTATCGTAACCCTCTTTTTAAATAATTCTAAAAATGTATCTTTTCCACAATCTATTGGTGAATCTTTATATCCAAGTAAATTATCTTTATCAAACATATAACTAATATTTACATAATTACCATACTTATTATATAAAGTTTTTAATTTAATAACCCATTTCTGCCACTCATTATCACCAATTTTTTGAAACTGTTTATCAAGTGCAATAATAATTTCTTTTACTCCAAGAGATAAAAGTAATTTAACTTGATAATTAATTAAATTACTGCCACAACATGCTACACTTATATCTGACTCTTGTCCAAAATATGACGCATATTTAAGACAACTTTTTTCTCCTTCAAAGACAATAGCTTTTTGAAATGTAGAAATTGCTTTTTTACTATTGTTTAAATTATATAAATTAAAACCAAGAGGATGATTATATAATTTTCCATTTATATAAGCTGGACGATATTTACCATATACTTCATTTTCTTTAATTAAGGTTCTTTCTCTAATTCCAATTAAATTTCCATCTATATCATAATGAGGAATGACAATTCCTTCATTCATAGGATCATAACAAATTCCTCTTGATTCCATAATATCAAATGTAATTTCTTCTGCTTCCCAAGGAATAATGTGCGGATGAGGTAAATATCTTAACACTTTATTATCATAAGTTTTTAATTCAACAATTTGCGGTTGATTTTTTTCTTTATTTCTTTTAAAGTTATTAATAATTTGCCAATCTTCACTTACTTCTTGATTATCTTCAAAGTTAAATGTTTCTGCTGTATATCCAAAATATCGAGCTACAAATGCAATAGCGCGAGGTAAAGAAAAGTTTTGAATACCCGCAGTCTTATTAACTCTTAATACTAAATCATATATATCAAATGAAGCATCGCCGCATCCTGTATAACAATGAAATAATCGAGTATTTTCATAATAATATAATTTATGACTATCGCCACCATGACAAATTGTACGAGCGGTGAATAATCCATTTCCCATTGTAGGTTCTCCGCCCAATTCGCTTACAAGGTCAAATACTTCTTCTATTGTTAAATTTTTTTTTAATGTATCTTTATCATATTTGAACCCCATATTAACCCCTTTAATGCAATATCATAGCAAAAAAATTTATAACTGGATGTTGTTTTGCGATTATATCAATTTTTTGACAAGTTTCTTCAGCTTTTCTCCAGTTTCCGCACCATAATACAAAACCTAACTAGCTCCATAAAAATTTTAATTCTTTATATGTTTTCATATTTCTCAATATAAGCTTGTAAACAACCATCTTTTGGTAATATTACAACAGTTTTATTAACTGAAGATTTTGTTATAATATCTCCAATCCATTTATCCCAATTTATTTCAATTAAAGCAGTAAAATCAATATTATTTCCTCTTTTGATATATCTATCTTTATAGATAGAAACATCAGTAAAAGGAGGTATTACAACAGTGTATCTTACTTCCATTTGTTCAAATTGCTCTAATAACTGAGGATGAGTAGATACCATAACATTATATCCATTATCACTCATGTGTTTTGCTACTTTTGCATAACGAACCCAATCTTTCTCAAATGGGGTACTTTCTAAATCTACCCAATTAGAAAATTTTGCTAAAGTAGATTTTCCAACCCCAGGAAAACCACAAATAATCATTTTTTTCTCCTTAAAACGCACTTGCTTCTATTTTAGGTGTAACTTTAATTTTTAAATCTTCAATATCCATTAATTCATAATTATAATTAGTTATAAATATAGGATCAATACGACATATTCCTCTATTAGATTTACACCAAAGAAGAATATCTTTATATCTTCCTCTTCTATTTTTATAAACAGAAATTTTTATATCAGGCATTTCAATACCCATAGAATTAACAATATTTTTTAATGCTTCTCTATCGTTTTGACTGACTTGAAGCATAATCATACCACAGTCAATTTTATCTGCAATAGCTTTTGCTCCACGAAGTAAATTTTGGTCATATTGTTGAGCTGATACATAATCTGCATTTAATTGAGTTGCGGACATAACGAATACGCCATATTGATTACATAAGTCTTTAATTCTTACGCTAATCATAAAAAGAATATTATCTTCTCGTAATCCTTTTACTCCAGCTTTTGAACTAATTTCACTAAGGATTTTCATGCTTGAATGAATATAATCCATAAAGACATATCTTACATCATATTGACGAATACCAAATTTAATTGTATTTTCAATATCTTGAAGTGAAAAATCTGGTAATTTTTTAATATATAAAGGACTTTTTGAAAGAATTGCGGCAGCCTCGCTTACTCGCTCCCACTCATCTCCGACATATGTATTTTCAAGAATATGATCTTCATTTACCCCAGATAGAAAAGCAATCATCATAGTTTGAATTTCATCTTCTTCTTGCTCTGTAGTAATAAACTGAGTTGGTTCACGAGTTCCATTATCTTCCCATTGTTTTTTTTCAAGATTATAAATTTTATTACAAGCAATAGAGCAGGCATCTGCAATCATAGAACGCGTTTTTCCAACACCGGTGGCCGCAGACCGCAAATAAAACTTTTTTAATCTTGCTCCTCGATGAACTGCATTAACTAATCTTCCATAAAGAGGATAACCAATTTCTGGATTTGTTTTTAATCTTTCAAGAAGTGCTAATGCACCGTCCCCAGCTTGAATTACTCCATCTTCTGAATTATCAATATATTTTGCTTTTATTTCATCAATTTTATCATTAATAGTATTTGCAATTTCATTAATTGGAGTATTATCAAACCATGATTCTTGTGCTTCTTTCTTTTTTGCATCTAATACATTATCAGGATCATACAACCATGATAAATCCATTCCAACACTTTTATTATACATTCTTAAAAGTGTCATTTTTTTCATACGATTATAATAATAATCAAATGCTGCGAGTTGGCACATTTCTTTAATATTCTCTAAATATTCAGAACCTTTATTTACTTTATATACAGCATATTTTTTTGGTCTTTGCTCTAAATATTTTTCTATATCTTCAATAGAAATCTGCTTCGCTCCAAGTTGATGAAGATTGTAAATAGAACCAAATAAAATTCTATGAAATTCTTGTGCAAAATCTTCTTCATGAAACTTATATTTTTCTTCCAAGTCCAAAAGAGAAGGATTTATAAACACATCTCCAATTACCTGCATACATGCGGGTACATCATAATATTTTAAACTCATTCATTATCCTCCTCTTCCAACCACATATGCGGCGGCCGCACATATACCCGTGGAGATTCAATCCTTACCACTTTTTCTTTTGGTATTGTAAAATTGGAAATATTTTTTTCTTGATTTACTAATTGTGCTTGATATAGCGCGTAATAATAATTTAATGCTTGCTTATAAATATAAGGAATAATACCTATACTACCATTGCTTTTATCTAAAGAGTTACCTTCTTTTTCATAATACCATTTTAGTGTTTTTAACATACCGCTATATGTATAGTTATTTTCTTTAACGTATCTTTCAGCAAGTTTTTTAGTTAAAATATAATTATAATCTTCTCCAAATAATTTTCTTGTATAGTCATAAAAAGCCTCAATATCTCTTTCCTCTTGAGATATATTGGCTATATGGTCTTCCCAACATTTTATATGAGCATATCTACGTGCGGAGACTTGTTTTGTTGGTTCAGTATCTCTATCAAATTGCTTGCCACAATATAAACACTTTACTCGATGTGACATTTTTCATTTTTCTCCTTTTAATAAAAATTTATTTTGAAAAATATCTTTTACATCCTTTATATTATTATATTCAAAATATGGAATTCTATATAATGGAATGTTATGAGATAAACAATATAAATTTTTTTCTTTATCTCTTAATATTCCTTCTTGAGTATAATATTTACTTTGTGAATCAAAATGTTGTTCTCCGTCCCACTCAATTAATGAAGATAAATTATTATTTTCATCAAAAATAGCAAAATCAAATCTACGATTTGGGAGATCTGTAAAAATATATTCCGTTTGGAAAATATAATTATTTTTTAATAATATTGTATTTATTAAAAATTCTCCTTTAGATTTTATGCAACCACAACTAAATTGAGTTTTTATATTTGTAGATGAAATTGAAAATTCTTTATTACAATATGGACAAATTACAATCCAATATCTATGTTTACCATTTATACATGGTTTTGAATCATCAATTTTTAAAATTTTAAAATTATTAATAATTTGTCCTGAAAAATTATTATTCCTTATTTTAGGATAATGTCGATCTCTTGTTTGATTCCAACATCCACAAGATTTTACTTTATTGTGAGTTAAATCATAACCATATACACAAGTATAATTACCACAATCACATTTACATAACCAATAAGCTTCATGACGTTTTGGTTTTGGATTTTCAGTTCGATATAATACTGTTAATTTGTTAAATCGCTGATTGGTTAAATCTTTAGCCTTACCTACCTAAATTTTTTTAGGAAGTTTTTCTAATATCATTTACAACATCTCCTTTTCAATATTTTTCTATTTATATTATAACAAAAAAAAGAAGACTTGTCAAAGTATTGCAGTTCCTTGACAAGTCCATATATATTTATAATTATTCTGATTTCGTCTCTTTGGAAAGTAAGAGGAGATCATCATAGATCAGAGAGAGAGCTTCAACTTGCTCACGAGAGCACTGGCTCATCTTCTGGCCTCGACCGAGGTAACGATCAGTAATCTGCACAATTCGAGGCTGATAAAATTCTTTAAAGACTTCATCAGAATTATTATCAATCATTTCCTTAATTAGATCATTACAGCCTTTCATAAGCTCATCAAAATTAAGGTCTTTAGTTGTATCTTCATATGCGTTTTTACGAGTATCTGTAAAATACTGCGCGCCATCTTCTTCAGCTTGTTTATCAATAGCAGTTGCAATAGCATTTACAAGGTTTTCATATGAAAAATCAATAAAATCTGGAGTATATTTAAATCTTGAACCAGCTTCATAACGAGGAGTTCCCCGCATAAAAAGTTTGGTACTAAGATTTCCATCTTTATCTGTTACTGCACGAGAATATCCAACAATATCACACATTCTTGCACAAATATTATTTGCTCTCTTATCAAGAGTAGGAACAATCTTATTGTATTGATTACCCGCTTCATCTGTAAATGTCTTATCAGTTTCATGCGAAATAATTACAAGACCATAATCCATCTGGACAATAGAACGAAGTGCAGTATCAAATTCTTTTTCAACCATTCCATATCCCTTACCAAAAGGAATATCAGAGATAGAATCTACTCCATAACCGCCGTCAGACCTCTGAGCATTATCACAAATATATTTTGTACAATAGTCATAAGCAATATCAGCGGTATCAACAATAATTGTTTCAAACATTTCCTTTGCGCGGGCATCCTTTAACTGACGTAAAACTTTCTTAAATTCTGCCCAAGAATTAATTGGCTGAGGACGAACACCTGCCAATGCATTATAACCTTTTTCAAAGGCAAGAAGAAGTGCATTAGGAAATTTTGATGCGATTGTGGTTTTACCAGTTTTCCAACCACCGTAGAAAAATACGGAATAACCGCGAAGATCACGACTTACCTGGTGTGGTTGGATACTAAAAATATCAATATCTGCCATAATTATAATATCCTTTCTTTAAAAGAAAGGGGGAGGATTAATCCCCCTTTTATTAAAATACAAACCCACCTTCAGGCACAGCCTGAGCAGCCTTTGTTGCGGCAGCCGCATTGAAATTAGCTCCGCCAGCGGCCTTATTGGCCTGACGCTCATTATATCTCTTTTCAACTTCTGCCAGCATAACCTGACGATCCTGAGTCATCTTATTTACATCTGCTGCGGTAAGAACTTCCTCATCACCGAAATCATAAGGAACCTTTGCAGTGCCAGTGATAACATATTCACGACTCTTTCTCTCATAAGTCTGAACTGCTGCTTCACCAAATGCAGACTCTTCAGTTCTTTCAATCTTAATGGTCATGCAATTAATACGTCCCCAAACCTTTGTAAAAACAGGCTTAGAAGGAGTGGCATCAAGATTTTCAAAATAATTCATTCCCATTTCGTTACGAACAACGAAAGATACAGGAAGAAGAACTGGACCATACCCAAAAATGGCACCACTAACAGTTGTAAAATCTTCTGTGATATTCTTCTCAGGATCTGCATCAATATGAGTTACCTTTGTAATCAGCATATCTGCTGTAAAAGTATTTCTTTCTGCTTCAGATCCAAGCTCATTTACGATAGAACAAAAACCATTCTCATTTCTGATCGCCGCAACCTTAGAACCATCACCTGCAATGAAATCATTAAGTGCGATAGAAGTTCCAGTACACTGAACCTTAAATGCATTATCCTTACCGCCATTTACCCAAGTCTTATCGGGATTATCAATGATTCTCTTGAGTGCGGTATAAGTGTTGTTGGTCTGACCACTCTTGTAAGTTTCGGTTACATAAGTATAATGAATGGTAATTACATTCAGACCAGTGTCATCTACGGCAACATCAAGATCACCAGCGATATACTTAGTACCAGGATTCTTAGAATTTTCTCCAGTAACCCTTTCAGAAAGCTGATTAAAATTACTACCTGTACTATAAACGTATCCTTCAATCTTTTCTGTGTTAATAAATTTTGCGTTTGCTTTCATTTATTTATTTCTCCTTGTCAATCAACTTTTTACTCTTATATTATAACAAAATTTTTCTTAATTGTCAAACTGATAATTTTTACCAGCTTCAGTAAGAGAATACTGAACAGGATCTTTGCCAGTCTTTTCCACATATCCATCATTTACTAGTTTTCGCATAGAACCAGCAATAGAACGACCTGAGGTAAAAAGAGCTTCTGCCGCCTCCTTAGATGTAAAAAGATTAGTCATTGTATCTACATTCTCTTGCATCCAAGAAAGTAGCTTCTTACCATTTTCTGTCATGGCTCCTGAATTTTTGATTTTATTATTTTTAAAATCTTCAAAAAATTCTTTAGCTAATTGAAAATTTTCATCATTCTCAAAACGCACATCATTATCTTCAAAAAAATAATTTACAAAATCAATAAAAGCTTCTTTTTTAGTCATTTATTTTCCCTTTTCATTTATAATATAATTTTCATCTTGTAATTATATTATAATATTTTATTTTTTATTTTTCAATTTAAAAAGGAATATTTTCATCATCAAAAATTAAATATTGAGCATAAGGAAGTTTTTCTCTTGCCCATTTAATAAAATTATTTTTAGATGGATCATCTTTACCTGCCCATTCATTTAGTTTATGATTGCGGCGTTGCTGACAAATTGAGCGAACAACCTCGTAATTTGCAGACCATGTTCTCGTCTGAAGCCAGCTCTCAGGCAGCCACCGCACAAGTTCTTTCCAATATTTTTTGTCTTTTGTTTCAAGATATTTTTGACGAAGAAATTCAAGTTGTTCAATCATAAAATCTGCAAACATGCCAATATCATTTTGAGCACCAGGAATTTCGTAATATACAATTTCTGGATTAAAGTCATCAACTTCAAAACTTTCAAGAGTAATAGGCTTACTTGTTAGTTTGTGCATAGTTGATGTACTATCTGTGACTGTTCCTATTTTATATTGATCCATCTATTTCCACCAATAAAGTGGAGCAGTAATATCAACTGATACAAAAATTTGTCGTAAAAATTTCCGATGTTCTGGACCAGCTTTAATCAATGTTTGAGCAAGCTTCATATCATTAGGCCCAATAAAAGCATTATCTCTATATTGATAATCTTTAGATTCTTTTAAAATTCCTTCTGTAATTAACCAATCACAATATTTATCTTCTAAATCAAAAAATTCTTTAGTATCTTCATGCCCATTCAACTCAGGATAATTTTGATAAACCCAAGCGTCAGCTACATCAAGAACTCCTTCATCATAATCGTCTGTAATATTGAAATAACTATCACTTTTGTTCCAACTTTCTTTAGGATTTCTCATACCTCGTATAGCATGTTCAAAACCCCATGCTTGTGTATTCTAAAATTTCATTTTATTTCATTCTCCTTTGCAACTGATCCTAAAGTAATTGAATCTGCAGTTGTTGTTGAATAATAAGGATAAGTTAATGGAGTTGTATAAGTCCAAGATTTATTATTATCTCTATATCCTTCCCAATATACATTATCTAATAACTATTTTAATTCTTTTTCTGTTAATTCTATTTTTCCATTTTTATTTAAAGTAAATACTTTAATCATGTTTTTATTCCTTTCATAGTATTTAAACCATAAATATTACTACTATATGTATCAATCCAAAAAGCCTCTTTTTCATTTAATAAGTCACGAGAACATTCTTCTAATAATTCAAAGCTGAAATTCCATACACCATCTCGTTGCATAGAATTATATAAAACATTAGTAGCTGATGCTTCAATACCTAAACCGCATTTACAATGTTGTTTCCATCTATCACTAATATTAACACTTTGACCAATATAACATTGTTCTGTTAATAAATTAGTAATTTTGTAAATACCACAAATAGTCTTTTTCCCTAAAACTCTATCACATAATTCTGTCATTTGCTTTTGAAAATATTGAGTCCATATAAGTTTACTTAAAACAACAGGTTTATGAAAAGAGGATTTTAAATTCTATAACATTTTGACATCAGCCAAATCCGCTTCAGAAATAGAAAGTTTATAAAAATTAATTTTATCTTTTTTCTCTTGCTCGCGGAGACGAGCTTCAACACCCGCACTTAATGAGGCTTTTAATTTATCAATTTCAGTTTGTATCTATTCTTTTTCTTGCAATGCTATATTACGAGTGTTTTGAATATCATTATTAATATCTGAAATTTGCTTTTGGGCAGATTCATATACTGTATTTACGGTTTGATCGGCTAATTGTTTTTGACTTTCTATATATGCTTTAATTTCTTGTTGTCTTTTATTCTTTTTCTAATTAAGATTTTTCTCTAAATCCTATTCATATTTAAGATATTCTTTTTGTAACTATCTTTCTTTTTTACGGTTTAAATCAAGAAGATTTTCTATTTTTATTTCTAATTCTTTACTTAATTTTTGCAAATTCTATATGTATTTCTATTTCTATTCCTATTTATTAATTTTAATTTGATTTGCTTTGTAAAAAAGAATTAGACTGCATATTAGAAAGACGAAACCTAATATTAATAATATCATAATTCCTCCAATATGCAAAAAATGAGGGTTAGATATTTTTATCTAACCCTCACTGTATAATCAAATTAGTCCTCAGCGTTGGGATCGAACTCGCGACCGGCATCTGTGAGCTGGATGAACTTGATTGCCTTATGAAGGCCAGTCTCAGGATCCTGAATCTCAGCAGGAACACGAACCATTAGCGGAACCTCATTCTTATCCTTATCCTTATGGCGCTGGAAAGCGGAAGTTACAATACCATTAACAGAACGAACGGAAAGTCCAGTTGCATCTGCAATATCCTGTGCGGTGAAATCTTCACCATCATGAGCCTTTACAAAATCATAAACAATCTTACTATTTTCTTTTAGCATAGTTTCTTTTCTCCTTATAATTAAATAATGTTTTTTTCTTTAAGATGAACTATATTTATCACCTGTATTTTTATTATATCAAAAATTTTTTATAAAGTCAAGAAAAATTACTGGTGAATAAAATATTTATTTTTGTCTTTTTTGCTTTCATGTCTGAATTACAACTCTTCGTAACTATTCATCTTATTTACAATTATATTATATAAAAATTTTCTTTAGTTTTCAATATATTGCTTCATAAAATCTAGTTCTGAAATAATAGGTATATTGCGTGCTTTTGCAGCTTTATTTTTAGATGATGTACTATTTACATCATTATTAATTAATAAATCAGTCTTGCCAGAAATAGAATCTGAAACCTTTCCACCATGAGATTCAATAACCGCTTTTAATTCAGCTCTATTTTTAAATGTAGTAAGTTTTCCCGTAATAACTATAGTTTTTCCTGTAAGACTGTTATTTATTTGAATATTGTTAACAACAGGAGTTTCAAAAATTAAAAGTTTAGAAATTCTATCAGCTTCCGCATAATTAAAGTTTTTAATACTATTATTCATTTCTTCACCAAAATTATCTAAGATAAAGAAATTATAAGTATCATCCATTACTGCATCACGAAAATCTTCATATGTTTCAAAATAATTTGTTAAATCTTTTGCGGCAGTCCGCCCTATAAGGGGGATACCAATCGCAGATATAAAAGCATCAAGGGTTGTATGTCTATGTTCTTCTATTGATTTTAAGATTTTATCTACAGAAGCTATTCCAAAACCAGGCTTCTTAATCCATTCATTTCTATATTGATTAAGATTAAAAACTCCTTCAAGATTTTCAAGCCATTCCCAATCAATTAACTTTTGAAAAGTAGCTTTAGATAACCCTTTAATATCAAGACCTTTTTTCCCACAAAAATGCTCAAGTCTATTTATTAACTTACCTTCACAGAGAGGATTATCACAATATGCGTTAATTACTCCATCATCACTGGTTATATATGCAACATCACCGCCGCATATGGGACATCTTTCAATAACATCATTAGCAGATACCCCACCATGAGCAACCACATAACCATAATCATATTTTGGTCCAGCTTCCGCAATTTGAGGAATAATCTGATTTGCTTTATAAACTTGAAGAAGTTCACCTACATAAGCACAATCACCAAGAAGTTCTCTCATAATACTTACATTATGAAGAGATGCTCTTTCTACTGTTGAACCATCAATATCAATAGGATCAAATACTGCTACTGGAGTAAAAACACCAGTTCTTCCCATTGTCCATTGGATATATTTTAAACGAGTTGAATATGTTTCATCATAAAGTTTGTATGCGATTGCATTTTTTAAATGATGATCTGTTTGGCCTTGTTTTTTACCAAAATCTACGTCATTGAATTTAAAGACATATCCATCAATAGGATAAATAGCATGTTCTTCTTTAAACTGTTCTTGAATAACCTCAAGTGCTTCGTCAACCCACTGTCTATCACAGACCATTGGAACAATAGTAAAACCAATGTTATAAAGCTGTTCTAACCGCTGCCAAAATTCTTTAATATTAGGATAACCCTCAATCATTTCCCAAGCAACAAAACTAAGATTTCTTTTTTTACATTCTTCAGAAGAAAGAAGTCTTATACTACCAGAAGCAAAATTTCTTGGGTTTTTATATTCTTTTTGAAATGGAATAAAGTCATCCTTACGACAAATGATCTCTCCATCTACTATTAAACGTCCTTCATAAGGAATTTCTAATGGAATATTTTTTACAACTTTTGCATTATGCCAAATATCTTCTCCAACAACTCCATTTCCGCGGGTTTCAGCTTTAATAAGTTTTCTATGTTCATATGTTAATGAACAAGTTAAACCATCCATTTTAAACATAGCAACAAAAGGCTGTGCTTGAAGAAATTCATTAACCTCTTGAATATCTTTTGTTTTATCAAGAGAAAGCATAGGATGATCGTGAGTAACTTTATTTAACTTAGAAACAGATTCATAATGAATATGCTGAGTTGGCGAATCTGGGTATACCACACCAGTTTTTTCTTCCTCTTGTTTCAATATAAAATAAAGTTCATCCCATTCTTTATCAGAAATTTCTGGATGCCCCTGGTCATATAAATCAGTATAATGATTAAGTTTATCAATTAAATATCGCATATCCATATTGTTTCACCTTCTATCTTTTATAAATATATTATATCATATTTTTTTAAAAAAGACAAATGAGGGACAAAAGTCCCTCATTTATTAAAATTTCACTATGGATGAAATATTAGATTTTACCATGATATTACCAAAACTTGTTCGAGTTAATAAAGGCAGATCTGTTGCAGCAATGCATATAGAACTCGGCTGGCCAGTAAGAAGAATTGTATCATTGTCTGAAATAATTGTTGCACCAGCAATTTGTCCATATACAGCACTTGGCTTATAAATTACCAATCCTTTTCCACCTCTGCCCTGAACTGTAAATTCTTTAATAGAAGTCTTTTTACCATATCCTTTTGTAGAGAAAATAGCAACAGTATCATTCTCTGAATGAATTGGAAGTCCTACAACAACCTCATCATTTTCATCTAATTTTATAGTTTTAACACCAGCCGCAACTCTACCAATAGGATTAACATTTTTACTTTCAAAATGAATAGACATACCATTTTTTGTAATTACAAGGATATCTTCTTCATTAATAAATTCAACATTAGCAATAGAATCACCATCATTGATTTTAATTGCAGCAATTCCTGTACTTCGTTTTACTTTTGTATATTCATTAAGAAGAGTTTTTTTCATCAGACCCTGTTTAGTAAAGAATACTACATATTTTGCAGTATTACTTCTTGCTAAAGAAGTGATAGCAATTACTTCATCATCTTGATCCATATTAATTAAAGTTCCAACATGGGCGCCTTTTGATGCGTTCGTTCCAACTGGTACTTCATCTACGATAATTTTAAACATCTTACCTTTTTTAGTAAAGAGAAGAAGATTATCAATAGTATTAGTAGAGATGGTAGACATAATTACATCGTCTTTTGTCTTAACACCCTTTCCATTTTTTCGCTGTACTTTAAAGCTATTTTTAGGTACACGTTTAATATCTCCAGTTTGAGAAAGAATTACAACACAATCTTCTGGAGTAACTTCTTCAATAATTTTATCTTCTGGTTTTACTTCAATATGGGTTAATTCTGTTCTACGAGCATCACCATATTTTTTTACTAAATCTGTTAGACGAGATTTAAGAATATCCTTTTGACGATTTTCATTTGCAAGAATATCTTTTAAATCTTTGATTTTATTCTCAAGTTCTTTAGCTTCCTGTTCAAGTTCAACTTTTTCAAGTTTTGCAAGAGAAGAAAGTCTCATAGCCAAAATTGCTTTAGCTTGATTTTCTGTGAACTGATATTTCTTAATTAAATTTTCTTTTGCGGCAGTTGCATTTTCAGAGTCTTTAATCAGCGCTATGATATTGTCAATATCTTCAAGTGCCCGTAGCAAACCATTAACAATTTCAAGTCTATCAATAGCTTTATCTAAATCAAATTTAGTTTCTCTTGTTATACAATCAATATTATGGTCAACATAAATTTTAATACAATCTTTAAGATTTAATTCAGTTGGCACTTTATCTACAAGAGCAACTTGATTGTAGCTGAATGAACTCTGTAAATTTGTTTTTGCAAAAAGTTTATTTACAATACTTGCGGGATTAATACCTTTATCGCATTCAATGACAATTCTAACACCTTTTTTATTAGATTCGTCACGAATATTATCAATACCCTCAATTTCTTTTGCATCTGAAACTTTACCAATTTCAGTCATTAATCCTTCAACAGATGTTCCATACGGGATTTCTGTAAAAATAATTTTTTGCTTATCAATTTCAAATTTACCGCGAACTTTTACACTACCATGTCCAGTTCGCATAATTGTGGGAATTTCTTTTTGATTAATAATAATTCCGCCTGTTGGAAAATCTGGACCAGGCAACATTGGCTCTTCTCCAGACAAATATTGATTAATCGCCGCAGCAACTTCACCAAGATTATGTGGTGCCCAGGAGCAAGCCATAGCTACACCAATGCCGCTATTAGGATTACAAAGTAAATTAGGAAAAATGCTTGGAAGAGATACTGGTTCTTCTGTTGTTTCATCATAATTAGCAATGAAATCAACATTATTTTTCTTTGTTCCCTGAAGTAATCCATCTTCTGCTAATTTACTTAATCTACATTCAGTATATCGCATATGTGCAGGGCCATCACCAATAATATTACCATTATTACCATGGAAATCAATCAGTGGATAACGCATAACCCAATTTTGAGAAAGCCGCACAAGAGCACCATAAATTGAACTATCACCATGCGGATGATATGTACCCATAATATCACCAACAAGTTTTGCCGCTTTTACATGCGGTTTGCTCGATACACATTTAGTCTTATCTTCGGCACCCCATAGGATTCGTTTTGCAACTGGTTTTAATCCATCTTTTGCATTTGGGATAGCTCGATCAGTATTAACCGCAACAGCGTATTCTATAAAGTTTGTACCTAATTCTTTTGTTAAATCATTCTGCATTATAAGTTGCCTCCTGACTATGTTCTTTAATATAACGCTTACGCGGTATGACAGCATTGCCCATTAAATCATTAAAAAGTTTATTAGCCGCCGCAACATCTTCAACGCCAATCTGCTTGATGATTCTATTATTGGGGCTTGTCAAGGTTTCTTCCGTTTCTTCAACGTCCATTTCACCAAGACCTTTCATACGACCAACTTGATATTTTTTTCCCTTATTTTCTTTTTGATATTTAGCTAATGCTTCATCATTTTTAAGATATTTATATCCTTTATTTGCGGCGAGAGTAATTTTATAAAGAGGTGGCACGCCCGCATATACATAACCATCTTTAATTAAATCTGGACAAAAGTTCCATATAAATGTATAAAAAAGATTTTTAATATGTGCTCCATCGACATCAGCATCAGACATAATAATAATTTTTCCATATCTTACTTGATGATATGTTACCTTGAGGGTTTTGGGGTCAATAGACCAATCTCCAGGTCCAAAGAATGCATCGCACATTGTCATAATTTCTGCATTTTTTTGAATTTGTGCAAAAGTAGCCTTCTGAGTGTTTAAAATTTTACCTCTAACTGGCATAACAGCCTGTGTTTCATTATCACGAGCAAGTTTTAAGTTACCAGATGCACTATCTCCCTCAGTAATATAAATTTCACATTTACTTCTGTCTTTTGAATTACAATCAGCAAGTTTACTATCAAATTTAAGAGCTTTCTGTTTCTTTTTATTTTGCTCTCTTGCTTTATCTCTTGCTTTCTTTGCAGCGTCTCGTGCTTTACGAGCGGCAGCTGCCTTTTCAAAAATAGATTTTACTTCTTTTTCATTATTATTTAGCCATACTTCAAGATTTGTACTTAAAGCAGAAGTAAAAGGCGTCATATCAATCTTTGTAATTCTACTTTTAACCTGTGCATCATATCCAACATTAGGAGCAGTAATATTAAATACTACATACATTCCCTCTTGAATATCATCGCCAGTTAAATTAGTATCTTTTTCTTTCAGCCATTTCTTTTCTTTAAAGAATTTATTAAATTCTCTTGTAATAACAGTTTTAATCTGAGTAATATGAGGTCCAGATTCTGTTAAACCAGTATTAACATAAGGAATTATGGTTGAAGAATAATTTCCAGCATAAGTAAGAACAATATCAAGTTTATTCTTACCTTCTGAGAAATTCATTGAAAAACGATTATTAATAAGTTCTGTATCTTTTACAGCCTCATCCACAAGATCATTAATGCCATGTGTAGAAGTAAAAATTTCTGTTTTACCATTGTTATTTAAATTAATGGTTAATCCAGGACAAAGACATACAATAGTTTTAAATAAATCTCTAATCTTATTAATTTCTACTTCGGTATGAGTAAAAAATTCTTCTGATGGCTGCCATTTAACAAAAGTACCCGAAGGATTTGGACTTTTCTCATTTACTTTTCGAGAATCAAAAACGCCTTCTTTAAATTCAATAGTTTCAGATTTTCCATCTCTAAAGGTAGAAACTGTAAGCCAATGACTTAAAAAAGTTGTAATTTTGCTACCAATACCAAAAGAACCCAAAGAAGTCCCTTCATAAGTTCCATCATCACGATATTTACCAGATGTATTAAGGACACTGAAGGCTGCTTCAAGAACAGTTTTACCATCATCTCTCATAGAGTTAGGAATAAAACCCTGTCCATGATCTTTGACTAATACAATGTCACCATTAATACATACTTCAATCTCATTTCCATGCCCAAGACGATATTCATCAACAGCATTAGAAATAATTTCAACTAACAACTGAGTTGAATATGTGCAGTCACCTGCATATACTTGAGGACGAAGTCTTGTAAATTCAAGAGGACTTAAACTTTCAATACTATCCTCAGTATATAAATGTTTATCATTCATATATTCTACCTCTTTCTTTATTATAAATATATTATAACATAAATTTTTGATTTTAGCAAGTTTTTTCGGAAGGAGCGATGAGAATATGATTTTGTAATATAATATTTGAAAATTTTAGCTTATCTGCCGTTGCAAGAGCATCAGCTAATTCATTTCCTATAATTCCTTTATGACCGTCAACTTTAGTAAAATTAATTTGATTAATGAAAAAATCTATTGTATAATATTTATATAGGGAAAGAATAATATCTAAATTTTTTATTGTTTCACCTTTAGCTGTTTTCCAGTTATTTTTACTCCAAGAATAAATCCAAGAAGTGAGGATATTTATACAATATGCTGAATCAGAATAAATAGTTACTTGTTGATTTTTATATTTTGTATTTAATAATTCAAAGGTTTTTAAAAATGCTTTTAATTCCATTTGATTATTTGTTACATTATCAAACTGTTCACAATAGGCATCAATTAAATTGCGGTTATCATCAAAAATTACTATGCCAAAACCGCCCTTTGAATTGTTTCGACCATTATTGCGGGCGGAGCCATCTATATAAATATGTAACATATAAAAATCTCCTTAATTTTTATTTTATAATATATTATATCATAAATACTTATAATTTTCAAATAGACAAAAAAAAATTAGGGAGTTTAACGGCTTTAGCCGTTAAACTCCCTATCTAATGGATAATTATTACCGTAACCAATTCTTAGAACAGAATCCAGTATAATTTCTGTATTTAACATAATACCAATCACCAGTATAATATCCATAACAAGTGACTTTTTTACCTTTTGGAATAACTGTGATTACTGTTTTTGAGGTACTAGCTCCTGCACGTAAGTTTAGACTTGCTGTTGTTGTATATGTTTTTGCAATGCTTTTACTAAAAGAACGTGCATAATCAACTTTAACATTTGTGTTTGTTGTTGTTGGTGTTACGATTTTTGAGCCGCCGCCCAATAGTTCATTTATTTTATCTTGAACTGTGCTGTAATTATATCCTGCAGCCTCAAGTTTCTTCTTGCGTTCATCACCATTACCCCACTTACCATTAATAACTTCTTTAGCAATTTGTTCTGTTGTTTTAGCAGTTGTTGATGTCGCTGGTTTTGTAGCCGCACCAGAATAATTAGGATAACCATAATAAATGTTTGATTTACTTCTGCTATATTGACGATATGCAACTTGACCAGAGGTATTTCCTTCAATAGTATAAACATTTGAATTATCAAAATCATATACTAAACCAGTATGACTAAAGTCGCCAGGGACACCAAAGAAAATTTGAGCACCCTTTTTAGGTGTTCTACCAACTTGACCTTTATTTTTATAATAATTATAAGAATAAGTGCATCCTGCACCAGCAGATTTTTCAGGCTGACATAGTAATTCTAATGCTTTCTTATAACCAAAAGCAGTTAAGAAACACCAGTCAACAAACATATCACACCATGCAAATCCATTTTTCTTTCCATTATACCAATTCGGATATTTCTGATCAAAATCTCTTGCATATTTAGTATAATTAGCAGAACCAGCGTTAGCAGTTTTATTATCTAAATTAGAATTACTTGCTTTTTCTTTATATCCTACTTCAGCTTTAGCAACCGCAATAACTCTATCTGCGGTAACTGCAATAGTTTCTTCTTTCTTTTGTGTTGTGGGGTCTGTTTTTGTAGTTGTTGGAGTATCCTTCATCATTGATTCATCAAATAACCAGTCCATATCCACATTTCCGCTGATTCCATTAACTTTTCCAGAAGAACTGTATTGTTGCATTACGCAATCATAATTTGGATCCCCCTCGTAGTCAGCTAACCAAATTGGATATTTTAATTGAGACCAATCATAATAATTTTTGTAATAATCTTGATTGGTATAAATAAATAATTTATTACATCCTAATGCTTTTAAGGCATCAAGATATTCTTTGGTGTATTGAGTACATTTTGCTTTTGTACATTTTTCACCATTTTTTGTCCAGGTATCATACTCTAAGTCTGCGGCAATCCATGTTTTTGTAGGATTTAGTCCAGCTTTCTTTAGATTATCATAAGAAGATTGAGCATTTTGTTTAGGAGTTGCGCCATCAGTATAAATGAAATGATAAGCCATAACATAAATACCATTCTGTTGGCATCCTTTTACATATTCTACAAATCTACTATCTAAAGTTTTTCGATACCCATCTCTTAATACTGCGAATTTAATTCCATCTGCGGCAACCTTTTTAAAATCAACTTTCCCTTGCCAGTATGAAATATCCATTCCTTTAATTTTTGCCATTTTAAGAGCCTCCTTTTTAAGTGGCTTTTTATTTTTTCTTTTTCCATCATATCCAATACAATAAAAGGGGAGATTATATCTCCCCTTGGAGTACGGCACAACAAGTGCCAATTAGTAAGTTCTTTTTATTGTTCTTTTACTTTAGGCTTATCATAAGTTAGAGCTTGTGCGCTGTCTGTAATACCAGCTGTGGTTGGGTCGTTAAGAGCATTCCATACAGAAACAACAATAAGACCAAGTACATATGGATTACGGATAGCTCCAAGTAGAATCTCTCCAAGTGCCTGCCAAGAGGTAAGGTCTTGAAGTGTTAGACCTGCATACGCAAGAATTGGAGTGAGAATTGCAAGAATAAGCTGAGCAATAAATACTGGATTCTTAAATCTTATTTTTAGATTCATTTTTCTACCTCCATAAAAATAAAATAAAAAATTCCTTAGAGAACCTTTTAGTGTCCTCTAAGGAATATAAAAAATAGAACAATATAATTAATCAATTTTGTCCTTAAATATTATTTTTTCTTTGCATAATTGCAGCAACCATATCTTCATATGCGATCGGTCTACAATCATGAGCATCACAATTTACATTATACATCATATCATATTCGCAAAATGGATTAGGTGAATGAGTGTTCTTTATCATGATTCAGGTGGGTATCTGAAATTAGCCAAATATTTGACATTATAACATCTCTCCTTTGTAAGTTAATTTATCTTCTTTGCTGTTATAGCGATAGATTCTGTAGAATCCCTCTTCAAGAGAAGGCTCAATAAACTGCTCATTCATGCGGCGGATGACACTTCTTGGTACATAAGCACGGGTTCCGCGCCGCATCTCATTTCTTTCAAGACAAGTCTGAATATCTTCGTCAATCCAGATAAGATTTGCATGGTCATAACCTTCAACATGCTGAAGTAACCATTTTCTTGCTTTTGGAGTTAAAGAAGTCTGGTCAACAAAAACATTTTTGCCAGCCGCCAGTGCTTCATTAATCTGTTTCCAAAAAATTGCAAGTACCTCATCTTCATGAGAAAAATAATCTTCTTCAGGTTTTACAATAGAAAATCTAATAACATCACGAGAAATTACTACAGAAGTATCTTTCTTTACCCTATTTTTAAGGAAAGTAGACTTACCCGCACCAGGAACCCCAGACATTAAAAATAAATCTGCCATACTAAATAACCCCTTTCTGTTTTAATTCTCCTCTAAAAATTCTATAAGGTTCTTTTCTATCGCCTTTTTCGTCAAAGTTTCCATATTTCATTTCAAGTTGAAAATCTTCGTAATTATAATCACTATACATTGGACGAATTTCGGCATGATTCCAAACTTTTCCACAATGAATACAATATAATTTTTTCAAATGCCCTGCTTCACGATAATGTCCAGCTTTTCTTGCTATTGGTAAACCTTCTTTTCCACAGTTACAACAATACATTTTTGAAATTGCAAAATCATTACATCTTCCCATAATAATACACACCCTTTCTTTTTGTTCATTTCTTTATATATATATTATAACAAAAAACAAAAGAAAAAACAAATGGAGAGCTTTAGCTCTCCATTAAATAATAAATTGACTTGTTTCTAATTGTAAATCTTCTAAACATAAATCTTGTAAATGCGTATATGGGATACGGATTAATGGAATATTGTTTTCTTTACACCATTGATTTTTAATCATATCTCTTATTTTTGTTTTTTCTACTTGTTCGGTGGTATTCCAAATAGATCCATTGTTTTGAACCTTAAAATGTTGAATTCCATCATATTCTATTAAATATAATAAAATATTATTTTTATCAAAAATAGCAAAATCAAAATAATATGGATGCTTTTGTTGAGTCTAATATAAATTTTGATTAATTTTTACAGTATATTGTGTGCTATAATTTAAATCGCTTTTGTCTTAGTATTTTCATGGATTTTTATTAAAGAACTATATAAATTATAATGTCCACAAAAATACTTATATACATCAAGAAAACAATCATTAAATAACATTAATTTATTTTTACTTTCAACCTGTGGATAAATCCGGTTGGCATGATAATGCCCCCAGCACCAGAGGTTATAATCTAAATTATACTCAATTCCACCAAGCCATCGTTCAGTGGTTTTATCAACAGTAGATTGGTCTACAACAGATAAAAATAGATCAGTGGGTTCATAAATAATAGGACAAGTATGAGACAACACAAGGTCATAGCTATCAGACTGTGCTAAAGCAACACCTGTCGCCATTTCTTCTTCATTGCATTGCTCTTGCGGAAACCAGCTCCAATTATTTGCAAGCCGTATATATTTATCTACACTATATGCACCAGGAAGAACCAGGGTTTTTATAGAATCGCCTTGTGCTGTTGGAATTTCATATTTTGCAGGAGTATCAAGAGCGTATTTAATGTAAGGATAATCATTTTCTACATAAACTTGGTTTCCCCAAAATTCTTCTATGTGCCAAGCGTTAGGATTTTTATTCATACAAATACTGGGGCGTTCTTCATGATTTCCCCGAATAATAAAATATGTAATTTTATATTTACCAAGTTTCTTTTTATATTCAGTATCACGATGATTAAAGAAAAAATTTGCACCAAAATCACCAAGAATAATTAGTACATCATTTTCAGTTAAAGGTTGTTTTTTAAACATAGTTTGGTATAAATCTCTAACAGGTTTCCAACTTCCATGAATATCACCGCACATTAAAATTTTACTCATATTTTTTACCACCTTTCTTTATATATTATAATATAATTTTTATAAAAAAACAAGGAGAGATCTTTAACTCTCCTTGTAGGGTTTATATAAAGTTGCTACTTGGTATCTTGCTACATCCGCAGGTAAAATATCTTCATAAATTCCTGCGTCAATATGATCTTCACCACATTCTTGAGAAAGTCTACTATGCTAATATTCAAGAGCAGATTGAGTCTTATTCGACTCCATTATCTATTATCTTCCACCCTTCTTCAGAAAGAGTTCTATCTTTAAAATAAATTGGTTCAAATGTATCAAGATTTAACAGACATGCGTGGTGTGTATCAAAAGCACCAAGATCAATATCAATCTTATGACCATCACAATATCTATACATTTCAAATCTGAATGCGGGTGGATCAAATTCTGGATTACCATAATAATAAAAATATTCAACTGGTGTATGACCATGAACACAATATTCATTATCTTTACCATTCCAGTGGAATTGTCTGAGGTGATGGCGATCCCAAATATAATTATTCATAGGAATATCGCCTTCCCGCATATCTTTAATTTCTTCTATATCAGGTTGTCTACCTGCATGACAAAGATAAATTACATCACCATTAAGATTAGTATATTCCGCATGAGTAGGAAGTTTTCTAATTTTATTAATAAGCCAATTTTTTCTTCCTCTTGACAGTTTGTTAAAGGCTTTAATGGTATTTTCTGCACCATTCATACGCCAAAGATACATATTAGGAACCGCCCAATAAACATCTTCATCGGGTTCACAGCGCATAACTTCAGAACCAATACTGTCAATGAAATCTTCGTGATTACCGCGAAGAAGAATAATATTAGGAGTTTCCATAACTTCATTTAAAATTTCAAGACCAACATCACCTCGATCCACACAATCACCAAGACAATAAACTGTATCTTCTGGTTTAATATACTCTTTAATCTGTTTCCAAAGATCATATTGAGCATGTAGGTCTGAAAAAGCAAAAGTTGCCATAAACTTTTCTCCTTCTATTATTTAAAAAGTTTTAGATATTTCTTCCTTTATTTTCTATAAATATTATAACAAATTTTTGATGAAGAATCAAGAAAAAATTTCATGGTCAAGATAAGATAATTAAAAAAGGTAAATTTTTATATTATGTATGAAGGGAAAATTTTTAAATGAGACAATTAAAAGTCTCTTTTTATTTTATATAACGGAGGATGAACTATCATGTTGAATGGAAGAATTGGACAGGTCGTTGGACCTTTTACCGCAGGTGTGGATTTACTTGCGGATAATGCTCCTATTGGAGCTTTTACACCAGAAACAACAAAACCTATTTTATATAAATTAGGTGTTCAAACAGCTGAAGGTACTATTATTGAAGTTAATAATGTGCCTGTTAAAGTTGGTAAAACTGGAATTTATGAATTAGATAATATTGTAGATGTAAAAACATTAGTATTTCCAAATGGGGCTGATGCAGATACTATTATCGACTTTGTATATTAATAAAGGAGGATTAGTATGAGTTCATTTTATGGAAATGGTATTTCTAAAGAAGTAATGGATAAGGAAATACAAGAAACAAATAATCATATCATTTTCTCCAAGACAGAACCCACTGTGCAAAAAGCTGGAGATATTTGGGTTGTAATTGGAGAATTTGCCGATAAAAATACTACTTCAACAGAAGGAGAAAATAACGGCTAATAATATTTTGTTAAGGAGATAAAAGGATATGGCGAATCAAATTAGGTATCAGGTTGGGTTTGATGTTCAACAGAACAACCTGAATCAATTAAAGGCTTCATTACAAGATCTTCAAAAATTGAAGATTAGCGATATAATGAAGATTAATGATACTGATGTGGCATCCGCAACTTCTGCCCTTAATAAGATTAAAGATGAAGCAGGAAAAGTAGAAGATGCTTTAAAACAGGCATTTAATACTAAATTAAATACTGTTAATATTGAGACTTTTAATCAATCTTTAAAACAGTCTGGTACATCAGTAGAACAGGTGTATCAAGCATTTAGGGCGGCGGGTAGCACAGGTGAAGCTGCTTTTAGAAGCCTATCATCATCTGTATTAAGTACAAATATTCAGTTAAAAGAAACACATAATATACTGGATAAAATGGCAACAACTCTTGCTAATACAGTGAAATGGAACGCGGCATCCGCAGCAGTAAATGGATTAACTCGTTCTGTTGAGCAAGCATGGGGGTATGTGAAGTCTTTAGACACTTCATTAAATGATATTAGAATTGTTACTGGAAAATCTGCTGATGAAATGGCAAATTTTGCAGTACAAGCTAATAATGCGGCAAAAGAGCTAGGAAAGACAACGACTGACTATACTAATGCTGCATTAATTTATGCTCAACAGGGTTTAAATGATAAAGAAATTGCAGAACGTGCGGCAATTACTTTAAAAACTGCTAACGTTACTGGTCAGTCAACAGATGCTGTTTCAGAACAATTAACGGCTGTATGGAATGGTTATAAAGTAAATGCTGAAGAAGCAGAATTATATGTTGATAGATTAGCTGCGGTTGCTGCAACAACAGCATCAGACCTTGAAGAATTAAGTACTGGTATGAGTAAAGTTGCAAGCGCGGCTGCCGCAATGGGTGTTAGTGAAGATCAGTTAGCTGCACAGTTATCAACTATTATTTCTGTTACAAAACAGGCTCCAGAGTCTGTTGGTACAGCCTTAACAACTTAGGGCATAAAAGCAGCTTAAAAGCGGGAAAGTCCTAAAGCCAATTTTACTTATATTGTATTTTTTAAAAATTTTTGATATAATATGAGT